GATAGTACCAAGTTAAGACCGTTCCCAACCCAGGAAGCGAAGCGAAATCTATTGAAGCTCCGCTGAAAACAAATAGATACTCAGTTCTGTCCGAAGCTTCATAAATAACTAAACCCTCTCCGTCAGAGGTATTGTTAGGTTTATTTCCCGTATTAGTCCAGTAATCACCGCTCATATAACTGTTGCTCCACACTCTGCCATTGTTATCTAGCATCCAATCATAATTTATAGACGATGCAAAATAGGTAGGAATTCCCATTTCTATAGTAGACATCGATCCAGTCCCATTTCCAGTAATGTCTACCAAAGAAGTCATTTTATAATCATCATAAATCTTTATGGTAGTATCACTTTGTTTATTAACCCAATAAATAGTGCCCGCAGCTATTCCTGCTGGAAGAGAAGCACCAGAGAAAATTACAGCCATGTAAGTTAGAAGAGTAGGAGTAGATGATATTGTTATGATATCCGTTCCTGCATCTGCTGAAACAACAGAGATACCAGTAATATAAGGAGGAGTAGCGGTTGCAGTAGCGAAGTTTACACTAGCTTCTCCAGGTACAGAAATAATATTGACGTTTTTAATGTCAGAAATACCGTTAAACGGGCTATCTGCTATTCCGTTTTCCCATCCGTCTATGATGAGACTATCGTCAAAATTATCTATATGGATCGCCATTATATTACAGTTATGTTTCCATCTGCTGAAAGGGGAATAAACCTAATGAAGAATTGTATCGCTCCAGTAGTAGGCGTTTGAGAAGTAGTATAGACATATTCTATATCAGTGACTGCCGCTGTTTTCTTCTGAGCAACGAAAGGTGAGAAAAAAGTAGTCTCTAAGGTTGTAGGTTCTGAAATAGCACCAGCAGCATTATCTACAAGAGCAAGCGCGGTGGCGGCCAGTCCCTTTTTTACGATTGTCGAGCCTGCTTTTTTGCTAGATAAAGTAGTTCCAGTGGCCAAAGTAATAGCTACCTGCGCTGTCTGGTCATTTAAACGCCAATAAGCTGCTGTGTGAGCAGAACCTAGATCTGTAGTGATGACACCCCATAACCCCCTAATCTCTACCGATCCTGTAATATGAAAAAGTGGAATTGCGATTGTAGCATTACCCCCTGTCATGCTTTTAGTAGTTGAGAGAGTAAGCCCATCGGTAGTTATGGGAATTCTATTGGCATCTCTTGAAAATGACGCTGCTGATGTTGTCATATACTTTACTTATATTTTAATTTCATTCTTTCTACCTCTTGGAATGCTCTATCGAGTACTCCACGTTCGTCTCTGAGCCTTATAGCAAACTTGTCTAATTCTCGTTCTTTGGCCTCTAATCGCCCCTGTAAGGCGTTTAGATTAGTATCCTGTAGAAATAGAGCTTCCTTGCGTTCTTTAATGTCTTTTTCTTCCTCCGCTCGCTTGATTGCAAAAGATTTCATCTCCTCCGAAAGCGCTTTAGCATTGTCTGAAGTGGTCTGCTTCTGATTTTCTATTCCGATCCGCTCAAATTGAAGTTTTCTATCTAACTTTTTCAGGTCTTGTTCCTTTTCTCCAACTTCATCTAATTTATCCTGTAGTCTTTCGGTCAAATCTTCGACGTTTTCCTCTCTTATCCTTAATTTAGCGATAAAAGTGGCAGTTTCTTCCATTTTTTCATCAGTACCAACCTTTAAAATGTCGAAAGGAACTAGGGCATTAAGCTTTTGTTGTTCCATTTTATCAATTTCTCTTTGCATTTCTAGCTTTCGTTTCGTGTGTTCGTCCTCTTCCATGGCCCACCTAGCTTGTTGTCCTGCCATCATTTGGGAAAATTCCATTTGTGCCTTAGCTAAGTTAGATTCTTCTCGCTTGGCCAAGTTTTTGATCTCTTGCGTCCTCAATAACTCGCGTGATAGTTCCTGTCCCCTCAAATCAGTATGTTCTTTCGGGGTTAATAGTTTCATAACTTTTTAATTTTCATTGGCTTTTTAACAGACTTCTCTTTAACTTCATTGTTCAAATCGGCAAATTCGGTAGGATTAAAGTTAATTTCTGTAACAGAAGCAGGGGCCTTTTGAGCATCTTGCAAATCTGCTTCCAGTTCGGCTTTGATCTGTGATCGCAATATTTGAAGTTGTGGGCTTTCTTCGTCCATTTCTAGACTTCTGACGATCTTGTCTTCCCATATCTGTCTCATGGCTGGAACTCCTAAAGAGGTTCCCTGTTTCTCGCTCATGGTTCCTCTATCGTCCATGACTGCAAGTCCTTGCATGATAAGGTCTACAAGCTCATTAGTTAGCTTCTCAGCGAGATGATGAGGAAGTTCGACTGTTGCACCAGCTGGCACGTTAATCGGCGCTCCGTCCCATTTAGAGGTAAATTCTTTAGCTGTGATGTTAGTAAAGGCAAATCTCAATGATGGGTTGTAAAGTCCTTCTGTTTTAGGCAATGACATTTGTGTAAAGTTACGAGGTTTTTAAATAGGATAACCCAAGAACCTATATTCTCCTCTCCCCCGACTGGAGGAGAGGAGAAGTAAAAGTTAGTCGAGAGTCAAGAACACGTGTCCATATTCTCCTGTGATGTTTGTACCCTGTGCAAATCCGATGATCGGAGTGCCAGCGATAGCCGGGGCAAGAGATCCGATAGTTCCACCCTGCAATACACCGAGAGCAGTTCCACAAGTACCCGTACCAGTTTCCAATACTGAACACTGTCCACCAGTCTGGATCCATGCGTAATAGGCAGCGGTGAAGATGTTGGTCGGCACACCCACAATAGCGTTAGTCATGGTAGCCGGAGCGACGATAATACCGTTATAAAGATTCTTCTGGAAAGTAACCCTAGAGGAAGTAGTAAGAGCAATGATGATCGGATCTTCAAGATATACCACCATATTAGCAGCGCCAGTCACGGCCGTATTACCCTTGATCTTGTAGTAATAACCCTGTCCAGGAGTTACGTTGACGCTCATGAAACCCCCTGCGAGGTCATTGACCGTATGCGTAGTCGAGCTAGTGATGGTCACCGAAGTGGCTCCGATGGCAGTTTCTGCGGGAGTAAGCCCACCGGAAGGGTTGTTGTTGGTCGTGTCCTCAGTAGGTCCCTGATATACCTTACCCGGAACGGTTGCTACAGCTCCGATTTTTGCATATCGGAAGTAGCGTCTATCACCCGTAGTAGCCTTAGCCCCCAAATCCGTGTTCTGGACAGAAGTGGCAGTCAAGAGATCCTGCGGAGTAATGAGAATGTCTTGTTTTAGCGTTGAAGCCATAATGTTAAATTAAATTAATTAAGATGTGGCAAACGGAGTTTCTACAGTTCCACTTCCTATGTTGCTTCCTTTTACCAACCATTGAGTGGCAGTAAGACATGTAAGCACAAGATGAGTTCCGATAAGTCCACCTTTTGTGGTACCTGCCATATTTACCGCAATGTGGGTTGAACCATTACCAGTCCACGCTGCGATGGCGTTTGAAGTATCAGAGTCAATACTGAGTAAATCACCAATCAGAAGCTCAGTGCCTACTGCTGTGATAATCTTGTATGCATTGGTAGTCACTGAAACCGTAGCGATAAACTCAAAGTATGTTCCAGGCGTTGCGGTAGGTAGAGTGAATACTATACCAGCTGCTCTATCCATGAGGACAATAGAACCGCTTTGGTCTATCGTAAGGTCTTTAGTAGCTCCGCTTCCAGAGATAATAGGAGACCTAGCCGATATAGTTCCAGCGGTTAGAACCCCTGTTATGTAAGCCATAGACAAGTATGCAACATTGGAAGTCAGGGAAGAAGACGTCATGGATCCGTCCACTACAGCACTTGCCGCTGCAAAGGAGCTAGTCGTACTGATAGGTTTATCCGAATAGAACCCGCCTGCATATCTGATTTCGTTCAATGTCTCTTCTGCTTTGATAGACATATTTTTTATTTAGCGGATTAAATTAGACTCCCGTGATACCAGTCAACTTGCCGTGTCTGCGAGGGTTGTCAGTACAGAGGTTACCACAAAGCAAGATAAACGAGTTAAAAGCAAACTGGTTCTGGCTCTTGATAAAACCTGTCCAGTAGAAACCAAGGTTTGACACTTCGTTATACTGGTTACCAGTGAAGAGTTTGGAAGCTACTTCGACCTTTTTGGAACCTTCAAACTGTTCAAGGCTTGAGTCGAGTCCATAGAAGTCGAGGAAGTTGTCATTGAGGAACAACATATTACCAGCCGTAGCTTTTCGATCCGGTACGATTTCCATACCAGCGTACATCAGACCAGCGAAACCTTCATAACCTTTGTAATTCGGAACGATGTTCACTTCCTTGAAGATCTTTTCCTGGGGCTGCAAGAGCTGTTCAAACAAAGCCCAAGTCGGATAATCAGTATAGCAACGGTTAGGGGCAATAGTAGCGTCAGCAATGTTGTTGTACAGGGTTCTCATCGTAGCGAGGGAAAGGGTAGAAGCAGCGGTAACGGTTGATTTCAGCGTGGTATAGGTAGATCTTGAAAGGCCACCGATAGTAGCAACGCTAGTAGCGTCATCAACGATAGCACCGAGGCCGAGAACGTCTTTGCTGTTATTACCAGTACCGTCAGACCAAAGCATAGTACCAAGTCCATCAGCCAAGTCCTGCGCGCGAGATTTCATTTCAACCTCGGTAAGGTCAAGAACCTTAGCAGCAGTGTTGTTAGCCAAGAGATCAGTACCAGCCAAAGCAACGTTAGCGGCAACGAATTTAGGATTAAACTTCATAGAGACACGAGTGTCAGTGAATGAAGTGGGCAGCGCGTCCATTCCAAGGAAGGACTGAATTGCGGTACCAACTTGGTACTTGATCGGGAAGTTCATCGTTGCAGCACCGAAACGCTTTGTCTTAGAAAGCATTTTAGTGGCAAAGGTGTTGCTTCTCAAAACCGTGTCAACAACTCTAGGGACGATTTCCTCTAGGGTGATGACATCTACGGTATTATTGAATGCCATAATGTTAGATTAAATTTATTAAATTCTTCTCTTCCAGCTCTGCCAGTCCATAGGATTGAAGTTTTTATTCTTTTCGTCTGCATCTGGATCGCCTTGAGAGTTTGAGTTACTGAGAGCAGCTACATTGTTCCTAGACTGTCGCTGGGGAGCTTTGCTTGCCTCATTCTTGAGTTCGTAAATCTCCCAGGCTTTGTCAATCGGAAGCGTTGCCCCAAGATACTTGCCGTCATCTCCCTTAGGAGTGTAATCGTCAATAATGTCTAAGATTGCGGACTGTTCTTTTTCGGTTAAATCCCTTCCTACGAATGAGGATAGGTCCTCGAACTGTTCATCAATCTGTTCGATATTCTCTTGGGTTTGTCTGCTTTCTCTTTCTACTCTTTCTTGCAGGGCTGCGATTGCTCGCTCTTCTGCTCTTTGTATGGTTGCTTCTTCTTGCCTCTGATGAATTTGATAGGCTTTCATAGAGGCTTCCGAATCTCCATACATTTCTTCCCACCAGTCGGGCATATCAGTCTCGACCTTGGCGGGTTCTACTCTTTGATTAGCTTCATACTTAGCTTGCCATTCTCTGGCTTCACGTTCAGCCTCGATAGCTCGCTCATGAAACTTCTTAAATCTTGAGTAAGGCACTTTATTTTCCTCTTGCGAGGGTTCTGGCTCTTTTTCAACTACTGGCTCTTCGACTGAAGACTCAATAGGTGCTACTGCTTCTAAAAAGTCTGCTGGTTGGCTTCCTTCTCCGAAAGCAGGAGCGTTAAGATCGATTTTTTCATCCATATTTTATACAAGTTTTGGGGTGGGATAACCATGAACCCAGTCTTTAGTTAATTACAGGGTTTGTGAAACCGGGAAACTATTTAAATCTTTTCATCTTTTTAGCCATTTCTTTCTTCTTTTCTGCCACTTTCTTATCTTCTTTGCCTTCTTTTTCGCATTCTTCCTCTTCTTCCTCTTTACCGTGCTTTTTCTCTTTCTCTTTTTCTTTCATAGTTTTAAAATAATTATTTAGACATACGTTTGGCGATTTCAGCTTTCTTATCGGAAATCTTCTTAGTTACTCCCTTGATAGTTCCCTTATTCTCAGAAGCATAAAATACTTGTTTTCCTTTCTCTGCTCCGTATTCCTTTTCCATAGCAGATTTGATTTCTTCACCTTTAGCGTTCAGAGGCATAGTTTTATATTAGTTTCTTATATCCTTTAAGTTCTTTTGACTGTTCCTTAGCCTCTTTGCGTACCAGCTTAGGGTTGTCAGTCTTTAGAGCCTTTACTAAGTCTGTATGCTCTTTTACCAGTTCTTTGACTGGCATCTTCAAAGCTACTTGTTTCTTTTTATCTTTTAAGCTCATATGGGGACTTGATTGAGTAATTGCTGGCTCTGCGCATTGACTGCTTCATTGCTCGTGGCTGATGGCATCTGTCCTTGTCCTTCCTGACCTATGTTATTTACCGCTGGCCCACCTACTCCCTGCTGGGGTAATTGCTGAGGGGGTGTCTGGAAGTCTGCTATATATGCCTGGGGAGGCAATGCTCCTTCGCTTACCAGTTTCCACAAGAGAAGTTGTTTAGCCGCTTCTTCTGGGTCGGGATAGTCTAGCTTCTTGTAAAGGCTCTTAGGATCTATAGCTCCTGCGCTCCACAAGTCTATGCTTTCATTCCTCTGCGTCAGCGGGTCCTTAGGAATAAGAGAACCTTCCTTGACCGTTACATTCAGAGACTTGATGAGAGGAAACTGGTCATTTTTCAACTTGATAAGCTGAGTAGCCTGAGCATCTGCGTCTGCTATTAAATGCTCTTCCTCGTAGTAGACAAACATCATTTGCACCCAGTAGTTATAGATTGAATCCGCTACCTGCTCGATGTACTCAGTGACCCCTCCACCGATACGGGAAGAGTCCATCTGGTTTATCATTATTTTTCCTCGGACCGTCTCTTGATTCTCCACGCCTTGTGCGCTACTTCCTGCCGTTCCGAATATGTTGCGTATCTCCTGCCGAGCGTCTCTTAAGTTATTGAACACATCTGCCGGAAGATTAGGAGCCGGGAAACGCATTACAGCGTCTTTGACTGATCCATTGGGAACTCGTATTGAAACCCCTCTACGGAGTGCTGAGGCGGCCTGTGAGGCTTGTTCCTCGGTGAAAGCAGTTCCACTAACAACCATTCCGTTATTCATTCCATCAACGTTTTTATCTATCTGTCTCCAGCGTCTGTTTACCACGTCTTGGATTGATATGTTCTGTAACATCAAAGAAGTGTCATCATGAGGATGAGAACTGGCGTTAAAGATTGAAAGGAAGATATAAGGTGCCAAAGGTTCTTTAAGATGGTTTGTTCCTTGGATCTCCACTTCTGTTTCCTCTCCTGTCATCGGATCTTTCTCTTTAACAGTACCGTCATAGTTCCAGTGTGGGTTCTTGTATTTGCCAAGTACTTCATCATCTAAGGTATAAAATACTTCCTGATTATGATACCACCACTCGATATATTTGATTTTGGTTGCTTTCTTCCCTGCACTCTTCATCTTGATAAAGTCTGCTTTCTTGGGGAACATCTCACCGAGCCTTTGTGCTGTTTCGCTCTTCTCTTCTCCCAAGAAGTCACCAACAAAATGTCCACCCTCGTCAATATATCCGTCCTTATCGAAAATCATCCTATTGGGCTTCAATACTTCTGTCTTGATAGAGTTGGTCTGAACATCCCACTTAATCTTAACTACTCCTATTCTGTTAAGCACCCAATGTCTAGTCATCTTAGCCAGTTTCCTGCGAAGTTTCTGCACGTCTGCCTCATGTACTAAGGCCACTTTGATGTCATGGGCCAACTGTTGACCTATTTCCGAATCATCTGCTGTCACCAACGGATCGGGATTCGCTCTGGTAGCTATCGGGAGGAAAGTCTCTATTGCTTCAAACAATAGATTATCTTTCAAGTCCTGACCTTGTGCTGAATTATTGATGTAGGTAGAATCATCTGCTCTGTGCTTGCCTATCCAGTAGTCAAAAGCTAGTTCTTGGGTCTTCTTAATAGGATCGAAGTAAACGCTATAAGTATCTTTCCATTTACGAGTAAGCTGTATGATCTCTTCATCGGACATCTTAGACTCATAAGCGTCTTCTGGTGTTCCGCTTTCCCCAGGAGTTTTACCGTCTGACTTGTTCGTTTCACCAAAAAGACCAAACATCCCCTTGATGCTGTCCATTACTCCTCTGCTGCCCTCTGGCGCGCCAATTATAGCCATCTAGGTGTTGTTAGATACAAAAAAAGACAGGGAATAAACCCTGTCCGCTTGCGGTGAAGTTGGTGGACTTTTATAAACCGCTAATATAGTTTCAGTATAAACGATATACAGAATTTGTCAAGACTTAACAATTTTTGGTATCATGGCAGATTTTAGTTCCCCTTGGCTGTTGAAGTTAAGAATTACCTTAGTATTGATAAGAGGGTACTGGAATAATTCTACCCAGATAGATTGATACTTTCGGAAAGCAACAAACAGCCTTGCGTCTTCATCTGTCATAATCACGATTGTTTCTCCTTCCATTAGTTTTTGGGTAAGAATAAAGTATTGTCTGGTCGTGCCTCGTAGCCCTTGGAAGCGAAAGTATCGGCGTTAGGCTCGTGAAAGGTTGAATGCTCCTCATTGAAACGATCTATGCCTATTCTCCAATAAACCGTGGAAAATGGATAGTCACAACGTCCGCTTGCACCTTTGTGCCAGATGTTAATAATGGTCCCCGGGGCGTTAGTCTTTTCCTCGCTAGTACGATACATACCTGCCCATTCTAGCCAGTAATCATACCAGTCCGCCTCTGTACCATATATAGGGATTCTCTTCTCGGTAAACTCATCCACTACTAGCTGAATAACCTTGTTACGATCTGCCACTACTGTTCCGTCATCATCGTTCCACTGTATAAGCTGGTCATTCTTTCTGTCCTGTCTAAAGAAGCATAGGAACACTCGATGGGGGTATTTTTCTCTTAACTTTCTAGGTCCGATTATATCTCCCCCCTGATCTATTACCATTATAGCATTGGGCCATCTTTGTAATAATTTTTCTAGCTCATCATATCCATCAGTCTTGTTGTAATAGAATATACCGTATTTGTTACCCACTACATAGTTGATCCCTACTCCCGTGTCCACTCCGATGATAGGTCTTGAGTCTTGAGGATTGATAGTATTAGTAAGGTTCTGTAGAAAGGCGTTCTTTAGCAGAACATTTCCTTTACCCACATAAGGCTGGCCCAGAACAAAGTTTGTAAACTGCTCCTCGCTATCGTCTTTCTTCTTTCCTAAGATATACTGTGCTGACATTCTAGGGGGCATTAGTAGAGAAATCCAATAACCTGATATCTCCCTGTCGTTAAACTTCTTCACCCATCTGCCGTGATGTCTGTCTAATTCCTGTTTGCACTTAATACATCCAAAATATGGCATTCCCCTTGATGAAGTCATGATGTTATCCATTGTTAGATACCACTCATGATTGCAATGCTGACACTTAATCATCCAATGCTTTTGATCTGATAGTTGAAAGTGCTTGTCTACTCCTACGCCTGGAGCTGATGGGTTACTCAGATACCATTCCCAACCAAATTGACTGTGTTGTAGACGTGTTCTATACTGTGCGACTATTTCTTGTTTGCTACGATCTGTTTCGTCTGATATATAAAGGTCTGCCGGGATGGCTAGTGCAGCTCTGTTGCTCCAAGTCCCTCTGAAATATATTACGTTATCACCTACTCTCTTCTGTTCAATGCTATCTTTATCTTTAGTCCATTCTCCGAATATGGGATTGTTGGCTATAAGTCTGTTGGTCTTACCAGAGACAAAGTCATTCATGTCAGAAGAAGATGGAAGACTATATATGATATCAAGCTTTTTGTTCTTTGCGATCCATAGAGCTTTGATGTTCGTACAAGTGGAAGCTGTTACCTGCGCTGCCTTGAGTATTGCTTGTTTAGGAGACATATCACTATATATATCCCACATATACTCATGATCGCTGAAATTTAGTTTATCTCCCTGGTCAGCCGTGATGTTATACTTCTCCAGAAATATATGGATGTTCTTTTCTGCTAGTTTTTCGGTTAACTCTGACATTTTTTATCTTTTATCTCTTTTTCCATCTTGATAGCTAATGCGTCTAGATCTATGTCTGGGTTAATACTTTCACCCTTGGTAGTCATATCAATCTCTTGAGTCTGCAAAGGCTTTCCATCTACTCTATCTATAATATCTTTAATCATAGAGACATCTCCAGCTAGTCCTTTCTCCATTACTTGATTGACCAATAGCTCAAGATAAGTTTTCTTTTCTCCTTCTGGTATTTCTTCTAATTTTTTCTTGATAGCCTGAACAACAGACACGCTTCCTTTCGGTCTTCCTTCTCTGTTTATGTTGGGATCTCCTGGTACAAATGGCATATAGTAGATTATTGTTTTAAGTGTTCTGGGTGATACTTATA